TCGTAAATCCATGGATCAACAAATGGCTGATAAGTTTAATCAGTTGTTAAGTGATCCGGATATGCAGGAAACGTATCGGGATAACTTGATGAGTTATACCCAGGTAATGAATGAAGGCAAGTTTAAGCTGTCGAGTTATTTGGACGCGGTTAAGTACGTCAGTCATCGACTGATGGGTAAGACCATGAAGGATGCGTACCACTCGACTTTCCCCGACAAGATCCAGGATTGGACGATGCGGGGTGTGGAGCTGAAGGATCAGGCGTCCTACATCACGGCCTACAACAAGACCAAGTTGGTCAACCGGATCATGGAGCAATCCTTGGTTCCCCTATGGGTGTTGAATCAGGACGCGACTCAGAAGGCGATCAATAAGCAAGTGGAACTTATGGCCGGCGCCAAGAGTGAAATGGTTCAGATGCAGGCCGCGAACTCCCTCCTTACCCACCTGAAAGCCCCTGAGACCCAGAAGCTGGAACTTGAGGTGAGCCACAAGGAAACCAGCGCCATTGATGAGCTACGTCGGGCGACACAGGAGCTGGCGTCTGCACAACGGTTGCAAGTGCAGTCCGGGCAGATGAATGCCGAGCAGATTGCTCACAGCAAGATCACCTACGACAACAACACAGAGGAAGATGTATGAGGTATATCTGGCTGTTACATCCTGAGTCCCCGGGTGAGCGTGTACTGGTTGTACGGGGATTCTTTGCCCGACTGGTTCGGCCCAAGCACTTTGCCACCCTGGATGAGGTCGAGGCCTACCGCCTCTATTGCATAGGCCTACGTGCAAGAAGGGGACACGGATGATTGATCCCGTAGGCGAAGCCCTCAAAGAAGTTATGGGTGTTGAGGCGTACCTCAATACCTGTAACTATACCGTCGATCCGAACTACGTACCCAGCGACTTCGCATTGGAGTTTGTGTCGTTTATCAAGCTGGTGAACGGTGGTACCGGGGAAGAGAACCTGACGCCCTTGGTTCACTACTACATGCTGGACACCATCGCAGATGGTGGCCGGCGCATAGCCAACCTGTGTCACCGGGGTGTTGCGAAGACCACGGTCATGGGTGAGTACCTGTTTCTCTACATTGGGGTGTATGGGGAGCTGCCGGGATTCGGTCGAGTAGACCTGGCGTTATATGTGTCGGACTCGATTGAGAACGGCGTGAAGAACATGCGGAAGAACCTGGAGTTCCGTTGGCAGGATTCGGACTTTCTTCAGAAGTACCTACCGACCGCCAAGTTCACGGACATTCGTTGGGAGTTCCACAACGCAGACGGGAAGATCTTTATCGTCAAGGGGTATGGCGCCAAGGCTTTGGCACTGGATAGTTTGTTGTACACTGGTTCTGGTACCACCACGATAGGTGAGTGCCGAGTAGGTGACGCAATTTACGGACCAGACGGGAGGCTTACTACCATCACATGTAAAAGTGAAGTCTTTAACAAACCCATGTATCAAATCACGCTGCGTGATAGACGTTCCATCAAAGTGTCCGAAGATCACATCAATTCGGTAGTTATCAATACAAACCCTAATAACACAACACGATGGGAAGAGTCTGACCTGACAACCAAAGAGCTGTTGCAGCAGCCGCTGGTACACACCAAAAGAGGTAACCTTCGGCATAGGGGTACATCGAGTAAGAGCCTGGTATACGTTAAAAACACTCAAGCACTGGTATACCCTCTGAAAGAGTTGCCTGTTGATCCATACACACTGGGAGTTGTGTTGGGTGATGGCCGTATCCAGAAACCCAGTGGTTCAGTAGAATTAACCACACACATTGACGACCTGGTTACCTATCACTCACACATTCCCTACACGTTTGGTAAGGGTCGGTTAGATAAGCGCAACACCAACACGTGGACGCAATCTATCCGTGGTCTTGGGCCACCTTTGAAAGCCATGGGCTTGTGTGTACACGGTAGCGAAAAGTTTATCCCTACGAAGTACTTCACAGGCTCTGTTGATCAGCGGTTGGCGCTTCTACAGGGTTTGATGGATACAGACGGTACTGTGACAAAATCAGGACGTACATCGTTCTGTAGTATGTCCCCACAATTACTGGAAGATGTCATGCGCTTGGCTCGGTCGTTAGGCGCTACGGCCAGTACCTGCAAGAAACCCTTTAACATAGAAATATGGTTAAACATGCCACTGTTCCGGTTGGAACGTAAACTTCAGCGTCAACGCTACGACCGTAAGGATCAACTGGTTGCCATTGAATCGATTGTTCGCATTGCTAACGAGCCCAGCCAGTGTATTGCGGTAGATAACATAGACCATCAATTCTTGACGGACAATTACTTCCGTACCCACAACACAGGTGTCCGTGGTGCCAAGGAGATGGGTAAGCGGCCTCAGTTGGCGGTACTGGATGACTTGATCTCGGATGAAGACGCTCGCTCCGCGACCGTCATAGCCGCGGTGGAGGACACGGTTTACAAGGCGGTGGAATACGCCTTGCACCCAACACGCAACATGATGATCTGGTCAGGCACGCCATTTAACGCGAAGGATCCACTGTACAAGGCGGTGGAGTCTGGCGCTTGGTCAGTCAACGTGTTCCCGGTATGTGAACAGTTCCCGTGTTCCCGTGAAGAGTTCAAGGGTTCCTGGCCCGACCGTTTCACGTACGACTATGTGAAGCACCAGTACGACAAGGCAATGATGTTGGGCAAGGTCGAAACCTTTAACCAGGAATTGATGCTGCGGATCATGTCGGACGACGACCGGTTGGTACAGGACAATGAGGTCCGTTGGTACAAGCTGGACAACGTGATTAAGAACAAACCCCTGTTCAACTTCTACATCACCACGGACTTTGCCACGTCCCAGAAGGAAGCGGCTGATTACAGTGTGATCTCCGTGTGGGCCTTCAACAATAACGGGGACTGGTTCTGGGTAGACGGTATCTGCAAGCGTCAGTTGATGGACCAGAACCTGAACGATCTGTTTCGGTTGGCTCAGATGTACAAGCCACAAGGCGTGGGTATAGAGGTGAGTGGACAGCAGGGCGGGTTCATACCCTGGATCCAGGATCAGATGATGGTCCGTAACCAGTACTTTGTGCTGGCGTCCGAGAACAACAACAACAAACCAGGCCTGCGACCCACGACCAATAAACTGGAACGGTTCAACGTGGTCCTGCCGTTGTTCAAAGCCGGAAAGATTTACTTCCCGGTGGATAAGAAAACAGACACCTCGGTGCAGGAGTTTATGAATGAGATTTCCCTGGCTGCGCGGTCAGGGTTCCGATCCAAGCATGATGACTTCCTCGATACCGTCAGCCAGCTCCCGTTGATGAATGCCTGGAAGCCTACCGAAACGGGTGAGCTGTCACAGGACGATGAGACGGGGCTGTGGGAAATGGACGATGAAGACGAAGACGTTGGGCCAATGAGTTCATACATTGTTTAATAGGGGATACCTATGAATTTACAAGATGTGATAGATCAGCTATCTGGTAGTGAGTTATCAAACCTGTTTGTGTTTGATGATGATACCGCCGAAATTACAGTGGCAAGCCGTGCCAAGTTAATTCCGCAACTTAACCTTGGGTTGCAGTTGCTGTATACCCGGTTTTTCCTTCGAGAAGGGACCGAAGTTATTAACATGTCTGAGGGTGTATACACCTATCCACTTACAAGTACGGATGTGCTTCGTATTGAGAAGGTGGAAGACATTGCAGGCAATGAGTACTTGTTGGATGTGGAAGGGGAACCTGAATCGTTAATACGATCCAACTTACGTACGCTGAAAGTGCCGGCCGACATGGAACCTATCACTTTGATTGTGACGTATCATGCAGGGCCACAGAAGCTAAGCAAGACTGATGCGTTTCAGTACGCTCCCAATGTAGAGATTGATCTACCAATCATGTACATGGAGCCTTTGACGTTGTTTATTGCCAGTCGGTTTTTGAATCCAATGGGGGCGACCGAAGGGTTTCACGAGGGAAACAACTACGCGTCACGATACGAAGCAGCGTGCCGACAGTTGGAGATGCAGAACTACGACCTGGATCGACACGACGACAACAACCACTTTCACAACGCCGGTTGGGTGTAACAAGAAAGGCCCCAAGGGGCCTTTCTTTATTTACGCACCTGTTGAACCAAAGCCACCTTGGCCACGGTCTGTGTCATCGAGTTCGTTTACAACCATCAAGTCCGGTGTAGCCACTGGGACAATAACAAATTGAAATAGACGGTCGTATGCTTTCCAGGATAAACCCGTCCCATTATGGATACGTGCGCTGACCATCCATTCCCCACGATAATCGGCGTCAATAATACCGACCGTGTTATTTAACGCTAAACCACGCTTAACCCCCATACCCG